TGCTAGATTGGCAGTGTATCTAAGAACACAATTAGATGCAGTTGCTAAACCGTTTATCTTTGAGCCGAATGACGAATTGACAAGAAATGAAATTAAACAAGCAATCGAATCATTCTTGTTAGAATTGGTTGGACAAAGAGCATTGTTTGACTTCTTAGTAGTATGTGATGACACAAACAACACTCCTACTAGAATAGACAGAAACGAATTGTATGTTGATATAGCAATTGAGCCAGTGAAATCAGTTGAGTTTATTTACATACCATTAAGAATTAAAAACACAGGAGAAATAGCAAAATTAGGGAACTAATTTTTGAATAAATAGGAGAGAGAAATATGGCAATATCAACATTATCAAAATTTACAGTACCTTTAGCAAACGATCAGAGTAGTGCATCACAAGGCTTATTGATGCCTAAACTACAATATCGTTTTAGAGCGATCCTGGAAAATTTTGGAGTATCTACACCAAGATCAGAACTTACAAAACAAGTTATGGATATTACAAGACCAAACTTAACTTTTGATCAAGTAACACTAGATGTATACAACTCAAGAGTATATGTTGCAGGTAAACACACTTGGGAACCTATAACAATAACTCTAAGAGATGATGTAAACAACTCGGTGACAAAACTTGTTGGAGAACAAATACAGAAACAATTTGATTTCTTTGAACAATCGTCAGCGGCATCTGGTATTGACTACAAATTCACAGGCAGAATTGAAATGCTTGACGGTGGTAACGGAGCAAGTGCACCAAATGTTTTAGAAACATTTGAATTATACGGTGCATATGTTGAAAACGTTAACTACAACACTTTAGCATACAATACATCAGAACCTGCTACAATTACATTATCAGTAAGATACGATAACGCAATACAAACTCCACAAGGCACAGGATTAGGTACAGCAGTTGCAAGAACAATTGGTACATTATCAACTGGCGGTGGACAGTAATAAGAATTAAATTTAGCATTTATAATACAGGAAAAGCGTCTTTATAGGCGCTTTTTTTGTGACTATAAATAACAGTATGCCAAAGATAAACGATTTCTTACAAGGGTTTCAAGACGGTCTTCCAGGAATGAAAGACTATAGACACGCATCAAGATTATATCTAGACGACAACTACAAATTGATGCCAAAACAGAAGTTTCTGTTTTATGTAAGATTCTTCACGGATGAATCTTTATTCTTTGATAGGGCAAATTACAACGAGAGAATTGAACTTAATATGTTAGTAAAGGCCTGTGACTTACCCAGATACGGTATGAACATGGAAGAAAAAATTCAATACAACAAAAAAATGTATGCGGCAACACGTATACAATATGACCCAATAAACATTGTTTTTCATGACGATCATGCTGACACAGTAAATGCTTTTTGGAAAAAATATTACGAATATTACATCGCTGATTCTGTGTCAATGACAAACGACACGACAATATCAGATACAAAGGATGACTATTATCTATCAAACAGACGTACAAACAAATATGGTATGGACACACCTGTACAAAGAAAGAAACCTTACTTACAGAGAATAGAAATTTTTGTTTTACATAAGCAACGATTTACATCAATGACACTTGTCAATCCAATGATTGGATCTTTTAATCACGATAATTTGGATGCCGCAGATGGTACTGGCATAATGCAAAACACAATGCAAATTGTTTACGAATCTGTGATATATAAGTCAGGAATAATAAACAAAAATAATGTCCCGGGATTTGCAACTATACATTATGACCAAGAACCGTCACCATTAACAGTTTTAGGCGGTGGAACAAATTCTATATTCGGTCCAGGAGGTGTTGTGGACGGTGTTGGATCAGTCATTAGAAATGTCCAGTCAGGGAACATTCTTGGTGCAATTTTATCTGCAACTAATACCTACAACAACGCAAAAAAAATTAAGAAAAAAGATGTCAAAGAAGAACTTAAAGGAATAGCAAAAGAAGGTGTGTTAGACATAGGAAAACAAGCAGGAACAATCACCAATCCAATTGGAGCATTTTCAGTTGGTGCGGCAGTGGCAACTGGAGTTGCGATTGCTAATGCAAGAGGTAAGGCAGATAATAATAATTTAAAAGACACTACTGTTTTAACTAACCCGGTCTTAGATACTACAAATTTTTTAACTGCGGATGAGGCATATAAATTAGTCACTACAAATGACAGTGTCAAAGACGAGATAGCCGCCGGAATATATTATAAAGATATAGGGTCAAGAAAAAATTTAACAGTTTCGGAAAGTGATGTTGAATATGCTGGGTCAATTGACTCAACAAAAGATGTTTATAGATCCAAAGCAATCACAAACATTAGACAATTGGTTACTGAAGGCTATATAAAAATTGACAGAGCAAATCAAAACGTAAGTATTACAACAGAAAAGGCAAATTTATAATGGCTGAAGAATTTTATACAAATTTACCACCAAAAGACAAAGATCAATTGGACAAAACTATACAAAAATTAACTACACAAAATTACGAAGAACAGTTTCAGTTCAATGTTGGTGAATACGATTCTACCATAGCATTTTTTGTGAAGAGAGGTTTTTCAAGAACAGCGGCTGAATCAACTGCCTATGTTATACTTGCCCAGGCAAAGATTGACTCTGTGCGTCCTGCCGACATAATCGACAAATTAACTTATGCCTCACCGGCCCAACTATCTGAATTGATAACAATAATATTAAACGCAAACAGATACAAATCCAGTAGACTAGGTGTAAGACAAACACTTACTACATCAGGAACTGTGTCTAGAAATATAATAGACTAATGCTTCCAAGATTTGCCAAAGGAAAATTCCATCCAAAAAACCAAGAAAAATATATTGGTTTAAAAACGCCAACTTATAGATCAAGTTGGGAACAAGCATTTATGAGATTATGCGACGAACATCCGTACGTGGCGAAATGGGCAAGTGAATCAATCAAGATTCCTTATAGGCATCCTTTCACAGGCAAGTACACTGTATACGTTCCAGATTTTTTCATAGTTTATACAGATAAAAAAGGGAGCAAACACGCAGAACTCATTGAAGTTAAACCTAAATCACAAACAAATATTTTTGATGCTGGTAAAAGTCAAGCAAAGAAAAAACAAGCAGTAATTAATATGGCAAAGTGGGAAGCCGCAAATGCTTATGCTAAACAAAATAGAATAAGATTTAGAGTTTTATCAGAAGATCAATTATTCCATAACGGCAATCGTAAGTAAATAAGAGCATGACAAAGAAGTTAGAAGAAATTTTAAATTTACCAAATGTCAAAGAAGCATTTAATCAGGTGGATTCAAAAGAAAAAGACAAGCAAACTAAAAATTCTAATGGCGTTTCTAGTAAAAATCTAGACCCCGAAACACAAAAAAATTTGCAAAAGACTTACGCTGAATTTGACAAAGTTGCGGCCGCTTTACCACAAGTAAAAGGACTAGGCGAATTGTCAGATCTAGAACTCGATAAGTTGGCTGTGGAGGCTGAGGAAAGTTATAAGAATTTAATGGACTTAGGAATGAACGTAGATTCACGTTATTCAGGTCGTATTTTTGAGGTGGCAAGTACTATGTTACGTAATGCCATTGATGCCAAAGGATCTAAGATAGATAAGAAGTTAAAAATGGTGGAATTACAACTGAAAAAAATGAAAATAGATCAAAGCGGCGATAAAGACGGTGGACCTGTAGAAGAAAGCGAAGGATTTGTTATATCTGACCGTAATGAATTAATGAAGAAACTACTTAAAAAAGACTAAATATTGCATATGAGCACGTTTAAACAATATCTAACAGAATCAGTAAAGTCATATGACTATAAAATTAAGATAGCAGGTGCACCTAAAGACATCGACGCTAATAGGTTAGAGACTGCACTAGCAAAATTTGAAGTGGCAAAGATGTCAGCGGGTAAAAGTACACCTATTCAAAGTTTGCCTTTGGATTTTCCAGCACTATCAAACGAATCAGTAACAATATTTGATGTAACTACGAACTATCCGGCATCTGTAAGAGAGATGAAAGAGTACATAGCAGACTACATGAAGATTTCTCCAGCACACGTGGTAGTCAGAAAACCCGGAGAGCCAACAGAAGAATATCAAGAGCAGATGCAAGTTGCTAAAAATTCAGAATATAAAAACAAATTATTAGATCTTGAAATGCAAGATTCACCAAAAGTAAACGCAGAAGATTTCCATTCAACAAAAGCAAACATGAGCCTTTTAAAAGAATTACTAAAGGACAGAGAAGACAATAAAGACATTCCAAAAGAAAAAGAAAATATACAATCAAAAGAAGATGCTCCTGCAGAATCGCCAATAAGCACAGGAAAACCTGCTGTCAAAGGCAATCCAGATCCAGCATCACACTACAAATTTAGACAACCTAAACCAATGAAGGATATCAAACCTTCTCCATCAATTTCACAAAAAGGAAAATAATCATGGAAATGCTAGACGTCCTAAAAAAATTACAAGAAATTGCTCAAACAAAACCAGAACTTGTAAAAGACGCAGTGGAAAATGTTGAAAGAACAAATCCAAAAGACGTCAAAGAAAATGCAGTTGAAAGTGATGTTGCAGTGCAAAATGAAGTTGGTGGCATGAGCGACATACATATTGGTGCTCAAGAATTTGTTGGTGATTACTCAGACGAAGATGGTGATTTAAAAATGCCAAAAGATCAAGTTTTAAAAGCAATGGAAATTGAAAAGGCAAAAGCGTCATTTCCAAGATCATACGAAATTGAAACAGCCATGAGAATGGTACAAGACGAATTTAATGACCAAGGAAAAAGAATGCCTGACATGGAACCTGCCATGGATGCAGAACAACCAGCAGATGAAGGTAATGCTTTTGCAATGGCAGTGCAAAAAGCCAAAGCGGCAGGACTTAAAAAAGGTGATAAATTTAAAGTTGGAGACGAAGAGCATACATTAAGAGATAGCGATTTCGAAGAGGTAAATACAAACACTATGGAAAATACAGACAAAAAACAAGTCAACGAAGCAATACAAATTTCAACAGACTCTCCGGAAGAAGCAGGCATGATGATGCAGATCTTAAAATTAGCAGGTGTGCAACCTGTTGATGCAAAAATGATGGGCATGGATGAGCCAGAACATGGATCGCAAATGGACGTACCAGGCGATGACGCCATGGGCAGTATGCAAATGGCTAAAATGCGTGACATGATGATGAAACCAGACATGGAAAAAGCGGAAGAAACTTTTGCAAATGAACCAAATGAAAAAGTTTCAGATGTTGACACATTAGTAAATGTTCATTCAGGTGGTTTAAACAAAAGAAAAGAACAAGTTAAAAAAGAGTATCCAGGAGACAATGCATTGGCAGTCAAAGAAGATACTATCACTGAAGAAGATTTAGCGAATAGTTTAAGAACACAATACGAAAATTTCAAACAAGCATATCAAGAAGCGGCAAAACCTGATTATATCGATCTAGATAAAGACGGTAATAAAACAGAACCTATGAAAAAAGCCGCTAAAGACAAAGAAGCAAAAGAGAAAAAATAAGT